GTTATCAGGAGGACATTCATACTCAATCACGAAACGTTGCTTTGTTTTCTTTCCTGTAGATTCTACCACAGTAGACTTGATGAGTCTAGCACCTAGAAGAGATGCTGCCTCCTCTAAGAGTTGGGTTGCTCTAGCATCATTGTCGCCGCCATTCCAATACTCTTGCATGTAGGACATTAGAGTTTGCCTCCGACTACTCCACTATTTACCACTCTAGTAACTTCATCCAAGGTGCCGTCTTGCAAACACTTCAAATGCCACCTTGTAATTCTCAACACAGATTCTTCTGTTGGTCCTGTAATAAAGTGTTGACCCAACGGTTCTCTTAGGATAGATGTGTAAAGACCAAATCTTGTTTTCTTAATAAAGAAGGAGTCGTCAATCCACTCCACATCTTCGGGGATGTCTTTCTCGACAGTGCCACCGAAGGAGTCACTCAGTTTCGCCATCAATACCTCATGTTGGTTTCAATCCGACTCTTAATCGAATTCATATCAGAGTGGTTGTCATCAGAGTCACTATGGAAGACCTGATCGTAACCACTCTTCTCGATGATCTTATCACGGATATCCATTTGACGCTTCTCTTTAGCAATGCGACGAAGGAATGCGTAATAGATAATCTGGGTAAAATATGCAAACGGATTCTTAGACTTCTCAGGATCAAAGTTGTCGATATACTGCACACAGTTTTCAACACCATCACTAATCATGTCTTCCTTAAACATGTAGTTGATGAAGTTAGGACGATAAGACAAGTGAGTAGCAATCTTTAGAAAACACTCTGCAAGGTATCTTGTGATGGGAGGTTTAGGTTTATCAAGAATACGCGACTCTTTAACCTCTTGACGATACGCAGTGATCGCTGCAAGAAACTCTTTGTTATCTACATAGTGTTGTTTTTTTCGTGCTGACATTAAAGGTGTTTGCATATTTGTTACCGTCACCGTCTCATAATACTAAGTTATCAATGTAATGTCAAGCTTGACACACATCTCATATTTAATTATACTCAACCATGTCAGGGTTGGAAAGAGATTACTTAGAGTTCTTACGCCATTGCGCTTCTAACTTCTTTCTCATCTCAGAAACTTTACCGATGAGACCCATGTTTTCATTCATTGGGGTTTCAAATTCTTCTTCGTTTCCAGTTTCTTTTCTCAACCAAAGTTTATACATCATTACTGCTTCCATTGACATAGGAGCAATCGTTACAATCTCTGCTTCTCGGACAATGTAGAAGTCTTCATCAGACCACATCATCCACTTACTGAGACCAACTGCCATTGCAACACTACCCTCTTTCTCAATGGGGGTCATTGTTGGAGTAGCAGGGTCACTGATAAAGAGGATAGTATCACCTTCTTCTTCAGTAGCAATGATTGTGCCCATGATCTCCTCGCCTGAGACGAGTTTGACTGTCCCATAAAATTCTTGATCATGACGGATGTAGTTAATTGTCATTTCCTAAAGTTGATTTTAGTTACTTCATAGTCAAATTTTTCTTCGTCGTATATTTTCATTCTCTCTACGAGATGACGAAGGGTATAATTATGACGGTTACCCTTAGAGCAATCGTCTGCCAGATCGTATAAGACTGCTTGTGCCTTATTCTCTCCTTTCCTCAATACACGTCCAATCGACTGGAGGTTTCTAACCCTAGATTTACTAGGGGATGCAAAAATTACATTATGAAGATTGCGGATGTTGATACCTGTAGAGAAGGTGCCATAAGAAGCAAGAATGATTGCATTCTTTTCTTCCTCGCAGATTCTGCGTGCTTCTTCTCTTTCGACAGCATCAACGCCACCATGGATGAAAAAGATCTTTCGATCTTCGTCCACCTTATTATTTAGCAGGTCCCACAAAGGCTCCCCATGCTTCTCGATGTAGTTAAATAGTATCAACGTGTTTCCATCCAAGTCGTTAGCAAGGTTACAGATAAACTTATTTCGCCTAGGGTGTGATACGATATAGTCCATCTCTTGCTGGTAATAATCAAATGGGACATGACCATGCTTCATCAAAAGAATCTTCACCTTCAAAGGAGTTAACTGCCCCTTCTTCATCAGGTCCACAGTGGTCGTCACCTTGTCGCACCTCCCAAACAGACCTTCAAGTACTAACTGATGAGTGTGCATCCCATCGAGGGTGCCTGTCAGTCCAACTCGGTACTTTGCGTCGTGACATTTGTTGAGGATTCCACTGAGACTTTTTGCTTTGTATAGGTGTGCCTCGTCACCAATGACAACATCAAATCTTTCAAAGAATTTACGAGGCTCTTTGTAGATGCTTTGCCATGTAGAGATAACTACAGGGGCATCAGAATACTTCTCGCGTCCACCCATAATCTGGTGGACGTAAGCATCTGCTTTCCAACCATAGTCTTTGAAGTCCTGAGTCAACTGTGAGACCAGAGATGTAGTAGGCACAATGATCAGTATCTGTCTGTCCTGCTTCAAATGCCAGCGGACTAGAGAGTAGATGATCAGAGACTTTCCTGATCCCGTGGGGGATAGTAGAAGTTTGCGACGATGTTTAAGTGCTGTGAATACTGCTTTGAGTTGGTAATCTCTAATCTTAAAAGGCAAACCCAAAGATCTAATAAAACTCGCGATGCTTTCAGGGCTGACATATTCCTCTTCCTCGTTGGGAATACCGTAAAACTTGCTGTCCTTAATAACGTAATCGTATCCTTTATCCTCTAGATACTCACATAGGTAATCAAAAAGACCCACATATATCTCCCCAGTGCCAGGAGAATATAAGCGGATCTTCCCATCCCATACTCGATTTTTATATTGGGGCATAAACTTTGCCCCTGGCACATCAAATGAAAAATGCTCGCTTAACTCTTTGTGTAAAGATTGCTCTCCTTCGACTTTCAGATATACTTCATTCTTCTTTGTAATCGTAGTCGTCATCTGATTCCATAATACTTGACTATCTCTATAGTATTCTTGATAGCAAACCCACGACTGTCGATTTGTTTTAGAATCCTATCAATACTACTTATACAAGTTTCGAGATAGTCAATTTTCTGTTTGGCACGGCACAACTCTTTATCACTTTCGATATACATTGGCAGATCACCCTTGAGGACTTTGAGATCAAACGGGTTTTCCTTGTATACATGTGCTGGTGCTTTACCAGAATAGTATTCATACTTGTCACGATACATCTGACGATGCTTTACTTCGGCGTCAGATAGCATGAGTTTGAATTGATTATAAAATTGCAAATATTTTGCATGGAGTCTTGGTGTTTCCATACTATCGTTGGCAAGCAACTCAGGTAACTCCCTGTGGTCAAAGAATGCTTCAGAGTCCTTTGCCCACATCTCCTCAATTTTTTCTAGATTCATTAAGTAAGTCTCTTATCAGTGCTATTAGATTCTCCAGGACGCACTTCATATTGCAAATATCTAAACGTTGCTTGCGCCATGGCATATTCTGTCCCATCAATTGTAGCATTGAAATCAAGTGCCGACAAACTGATAGGGAAGAGGTCTTTGAAGACCACATTGTAATTCATATTGAAATTACTGTTGAGGATAGTCAACGTGCCATCAGCATACAGATCATCGTTGCCGAAGACTGATTCCATCTTTGCTCTATACTCAGATCTCTCAAACACTGTATTAGGTGTGCCTACACCTTTCAACCAGTTATGGAGAATCATATAGTTTTCCAAGTCTTCATCGATAATAAATGACAGACTGAAAGGATCGTAGTCCAAAAACCCCTCCAGTGGCAGTCCACGGAGAGGAGTTGGTTGCTCATATTGACCCAGATTGATTGCTGGGATACTAGCAGACTGTGCGAAGTATGCGACCTTCGGAAAGCGAGCAAGACTAAACCTGAATCCTATGGGAGACAAGAAGTTTTGATTCTCAATTTGATTCTTGAAGGTCATAAGACATAGGATGCTACGTCTTATTTATCCTCGTTATACCAGAAATCTTCCCAGTCTTCAGCATCGCCTTCGTAGATCGGGCATGGTTCCTCAAAGAGGGCATCCATTTTCATCTTGCGTGCTTTCTCTGCCAGTTGCTTGAGATCTTTGTCGTCCATGTCGGGAAATAGGTTGTCGATGAAATCTAAATCCTTCATACTCTGTATTCGTTGAGAATATCCAATACAGAGTTTAGCGAATTATGAGCGCCGTCGTGCCATTCCGCAGGTTTATCTTTATACTCTCCATTGAAGAGTGCTGTCTTCAATTTGTAGATGCGGGAGACCAAATCCACCTTAGTTACTCGTCCAGTTGACATAGTTACTTACGCATTTACACCTATTTAACCATAAAAAAAGGAGACCCGAAGGTCTCCTGTGTTGAAATGCCCACTTGGGCTGCCATCACATCAGGTTAGCAACCTTACCACGACGGTAGTAGCGGTTTGCATTAGCGTTGAGAGCGCCTTGACCTTGGGTAAGACCTTCAGCGAAGGGATTAGCGACCATGCCGTAGC